CAAAGATGCAAGTCTTTGAGTCCGGTGCGGTTCAGGATATGTGTGGAGAGGATGTCTCCTTCTGTCTGGATGCAAAGGAAGCAGGATTTGAGATCTGGTGCGATCCTCGGATTCGCGTGGGGCACGAAAAAACTCGCGTAATCTAATGAACAAACTTTATAATATTCTTTATAAAGGACGTAAAATTTATATGAACCTCACTGCAGAAGAATGCTCTGAGGTTCTTGACGAACTCTCGATCTCTTATTATAATGAAGAGATCGTTGATCCAACTTTAATTGAAATGGAGGAAATCTAAATGGCAAAAGGTAGTATGAATAAAGTCTCCTGGTCTCCAGGGCCGCCGAAGAAGACTCGTCAGGGCCGATCTGCTCGCACGTTACTCTCGGCTACGTCTCGTAATGGTCGAAAGAAAAAATATCGCGGTCAAGGAAATTAATATAGATAGAGCAGGGAGCAATCCCTGCTTTTTTATTGAATATTATGGCATATCTCAATCACAATCTTCCGACATTTACTTGTTACATTCGTAATGAATTTCTCTACAATCATAAAAAAGGACATGAAGAGGTGACTTTATGCGATGTGCATTCTGTAGCATCCTTAGAGAAGCACGTACCCCTCTTTGAGACGTTTCTAGAGAATGGGGTCAATTGGACTCGAAGACCAATTCATGCGTTCTGTTGGAAGCCTGATGCACCTGTTCCTAAACTTGAAGAATGTATGTGGTGGGATTGCTTTTCTCCGTATGTTGATGTTCAAGTTCGTTCACGTCTTGCTGGATTACGTGCAGAACTGATCAATTATAAGGGAGAAAAGAATGAAGGAATCTATATGTTTACTCTTGATTGGTCATGGGAGTCAAAATCAACTTTGAATACTAATTTCAGTGAGACACCAGAACATAAATGTGCTCATTTTTTCAAGATGGATAATGGAAACTTCTATGCATATCCAAATAATAAGATTTTATGGTATGATGATGCATGGATTCGTAATCGTATCACAAAAAATCCAGGTTATGAGATTGATTTAACTGAATATTCTGTTGAAAATCTTCGAAAAATAGAAACTTCCGACGATTTTATGTACGAAATCGGGATAGAAACCCCGTAAAAAGTTCTGATTTACCAAAATCAGGAGAAAAAATGGGAAAACCAGCAGATCGAGACCAAAATTACATGTATGAGCTGTGGGGAACAACAAATTTAATATCAGATTACGGTGCTCTAGATCAAATTTTAGAGAAAAAGATGCTTCGTGAGATCAATCATGATGATCTGACACCCAAGAAACATGATTTTCACTCTCAAAAAGAGATTCATGAGAAAATTCGTAATGATGAGGACTATGATGACTGGGAATATGGAACTGAACCCATCTATGGAATGTAAAAAACCCTGATAAATAAGATAGATTTATTATTTTTTTATGCCTGTAGAACGGGTAAGTAAGGGTTTTAAGGATCTTAGCATGTCATTTCAGATTAGCCCTCTGAATTATGACTTACTTGCGATTAAAAATGAAACTGCAATTGCTCGTTCTCTCAGAAATCTTGTTCTTACACTTCCCGGCGAACGTTTTTTTAACGAAAATCTTGGTTCAAAAGTTAATAAACTTCTTTTTGAGAATATTAATGACTTTTCTGCATCAGCAATTCGTGATGAAGTTAGAAATGTAATCGAAACATATGAACCAAGAGTCAATTTAATAAATGTTATTGTAGCGCCAAATTATGATCAACTTGAATTCAATGTTACAATTGAATATGAAATTGTAGGAATTGATGTATTACCGCAGCAGTTATCATTTGCACTACAACAAGCCCGATAAATGACATTAGTTAATTTCACAAATTTAGATTTCGATCAAATTAAAAGTTCGATTACAGAATACCTAAGATCGAACTCAGAATTTACTGACTACGATTTCGAAGGATCTAATCTTTCGATGTTAATTGATGTTTTAGCATACAATACGTATATTACCTCATACAATGCCAATATGGTAAGTAATGAGGTTTTTATTGATAGTGCCACTCTTAGAGAAAATGTAGTCTCGTTGGCACGTCAAATAGGATACGTTCCTAGATCAAAAAGATCTTCAACATCCACAATTTCTTTTTCTGTTGATACTACTGACTTTGGAACAAGTCCTCTTACATTAACACTTAGAAAAGGAATCGTTTGCACCACAACACAATCTTTCGGTGCAGAAAGTTATTCATTTGCAATTCCAGATGATATTACTGTGCCAGTTGTTGATGGAATTGCATATTTCAATAATATCATGGTTTATGAGGGAACATTTTTAACCCAAAACTTTACCGTGGATGCTAATGATCCAAATCAAAAATTTATTTTACCAAATACAAATATTGATACTGCAACAATTCGTGTTCTAGTAAAAAATACGCAAGCAAGTTCAGTTACAAGAAAATTTCTTCTTGCAAATAATTTAATTGACGTAAAATCAAATTCAAAAGTTTTCTTTATTCAAGAAATCGAAGATCAAAGATATGAACTGATTTTTGGAGATGATGTTTTTGGAAAAAAACTTGATAATTTAAATTATCTTGCTGTTTCATACATTGTCACAAATGGAAAGGACGCAAATGGCGTATTTGCATTTAGATATAGTGGAACTCTTGTTGATAACAACGGAGCTCCTGTTGTAACTGGAATATCAGATGTTACGACAGAATCTCCAGCACAAAATGGTGCAGATATTGAATCTGTGAATTCAATTAAAAAATATGCAACAAGAATTTATTCTTCTCAAAATCGTGCAGTAACAGCATCCGATTTTGAGGCAATTGTCCCAACAATTTATTCTGGCACCGAATCAGTTTCTGCATTTGGTGGAGAGGAGTTAAGTCCTCCTCAATATGGAAAAGTTTTTATTGCAATTAAACCAATTAATGGACAACTTCTTTCCCAAAAAATGAAAGAAGATATTAAAGGTGCATTGAAAAAGTATACAGTGGGTGGGATCATAACGGAAATAATTGATCTAAAATACTTGTATATCGAGTATGATTCAAAAGTATATTACAATAGCAATCTGAGCCAAAGTCCAGATTCATTAAAAACAAAAATATTAAATCATATTTACACATATTCTATTTCTTCCGAATTAAATCAATATGGAGCCAGATTTAAATATAGCAAATTTTTAAAGTTAATTGATGATAGTGATGTTGCAGTTACATCAAATATTACTAAAGTTAATATGCGTAGAGATGTTCAAGTTGCATTGGGTCAGTTTGCAGAATATGAAATTTGTTTTGGAAATCAATTTCATGTAAAAACTTTAAACGGATATAACATTAAATCTTCAGGATTTAATGTTATTGGGTTTGCAGACACACTTTATCTTGGAGATTTACCAAATTCGGATGGAAAAACTGGAACAGTTTTCTTTTTTAAATTGACATCACCAACCCAACCAACAATTATTGTTTCTAATGCGGGAGTAATTGATTATGTAAAGGGAGAAATTAAATTAAATCCCGTCAATATTGTATCTACGGAAAAATCCACCTCAGGTGTTGCAATTATAAAAGTTTCTGCAATTCCTTATTCAAATGATATTATTGGATTACAGGATTTATATTTGCAAATAGATAGTAGTAGTAGTTCTTTAGATATGGTTTCTGATGATATTTCATCAGGTGCAAACATATCTGGTTCAACTTATACAGTAACATCAAGTTACTCAAATGGTGCACTTGTAATTCAATAAAAAAATGTCAGAAACAAGAATCTCAGTTAATTCAATTATTCAAGGACAACTTCCTTCATTTGTTAGAGAAGAATATCCATTAGTATCAGAGTTTTTATCTCAATATTATACTTCTATTGAAAGTCAAAGTGGACCATCTGATATTATTCAAAATATTGACAAATATGTCAATATTGATAATCTAACAAATTTAGTCGATTCTACAATTCTTTCTGTCGGAATTACAACTTCTGCTACCACTATTTCGGTTGAATCTACATTGGGTTTTCCAGAGTCGTATGGATTAATTCAAATAGATTCGGAAATTATTACATATACTGGAAAAACATTAACGTCTTTTACTGGTTGCGTAAGAGGATTTAGTGGAATCACCTCTTATCAAGATTCAACTACTGCTGATAAATTAGTTTTTTCAAGTTCTCAATCTGCAGCACATAATCAAAACACTAAGGTAACAAATTTAAGTATTCTTTTCTTAAAGGAATTTTATAAAAAAATTAAAAAACAAATTACACCTGGTTTTGAAGATAAAGAATTTTATTCTGGATTAAATGAGGCACTTTTTATTAAACAATCAAGAGACTTTTATTCTTCAAAAGGAACAGATTCTTCGATTAAAATTTTGTTCCAAGCCTTGTATGGCACTGATGTTCAAGTCATAAGACCTAGAGATTATTTAATTCAGGCTTCAGAGGCTAAACATGAAATTAGTAGAAATTTAGTAGTTGAAAAAATATCAGGTAACGTTGAAGATTTAACAAATATTACAATTTATCAGGATCAAACTGATTATATTAATTCTGCCAGCGCAGTGATTTCAAGTGTAGAAAGAATTCTTAGAGGTGGAAAGGATTATTATGTTTTGAGTATTGATGAAAGTAAAGGAATAACAACTCCTGGCGTTATAAAAGGAACATTTACAGTTCATCCAAAAACTCAATTAATTGAAGACGTAGAAATAGGCGCAAACGTAATTACTGTTGATTCTACAGTAGGATTTCCCAATTCTGGAGAACTGGTTGTTGGTGATGCTCAAATAGTATCATATGAAGAAAAATCATTAACCCAATTTTTTGGTTGCTCTGGTATCATTACCCAATTGGATGCTAATAGTGCAGTCAGAGCAAATACTTATGCATATGGCGTAACACCAAAAGAAAAAGTTACATTTAGAATTACTGGTGTTTTATCAAAACTTAGTATTTTAAATCAAGTAGGACCTTATGAAAAAAATGATAAAATTTATATAAAAAATTTAGGATATGAGTCTCGGAATTTTGAAGAAAATAATTGGTTTTTTAATATACCAGTTACGTATAACGTCAAATCTTTAGATTTGATTGATATTGCCGATTACACATATCTTGTCACACTGCATGATTCTCACTCTTTGTCTTTAGGAGATTCTGTAACATTTACTGCGTCCACTGGGTTAAAAAGAACTGGATTTGTAATTTCTTATGATACAGATAAAAGTTTTAAAGTCAGAGGTCAGGGACAATTAAATACATATCAAACATACACATTAACAAAAAATTTATTAAAAGTAAATTCTACAAATTATCCAAATCTTTCTAATTATACATCAAATGTTCAAAATGTTTATTTGGATTTGAAGGATTCATTTTATGTTGCTTCGCCATCAATTCCAACTTACTTAAATTTGCCGTTAAATGTCTCTGATAAATCTATAACATTTTCTGGAAGTTTTAGCGGAACTGATTTAAACATAGGCAATCATAAATTTTTTACGGGCGATTCGATCGTTTATAATCCAACAGAATCTACCAACAATTTGGGAATTACCACTGGAGTTTATTTTGTAAAAAAAGTAGATGATACTACAATTAAAATTGCTAATAGTTTAGCAAATATTAATGTTGGTCGATTTGTAAGTATAGCCTCAACTGCAATAACAAACAATACATTTATTCCTACAGAGTACACCTATACTGACTTTCAAACTCGCACTCTAGAACCACAAAAAATTATAAGAAAAATTTCAAAACCAGAAAAAACATTAACAAAACAACAGACCAGAACTGGCAATATTGGACTTTTTATTAATGGCGTTGAACTTTTAAATTATAAATCAAAAGATGTTATTTATTATGGTCCAATAGAAAAAGTTAATGTTCTTGATGGAGGAACAAACTATGATATTATTAATCCACCAATTTTAAATATAACAGATCCTATTGGTTCCGGAGCATCTGTATATTGTTCTGTAAAGGGTGGATTAGAAAGAATAGACATTTTAGATCCTGGATTTGATTTTTTAAATACCCCAACTATTAAAATAACTGGTGGTAATGGTGTAAATGCATCAGCAAAAGTAAATTTAATTGAATTTGATCACTTCGTAACAGTTTTACCTTCAGCTGGAAGTGGTAAAATTAATTTAACTAATAATACAATTGGATTTACAACTTACCATAAATTTAGAAATAATGAAAAAGTAATATATGATACTCAAAACGGAACTAGTGTTGGTGGATTAACAACAAATGCACAATACTTTGTCTCTGTACAAGACGCAACTACGATTAAACTTCACAATAATTTTGATGATGTTTCATCCGGAATCAATACAGTTAATTTAACATCATATGGAGTTGGAACACACTTACTCAAGTCTGTTCAGAAAAAAAAGAAAATAGGTTCGATAACAATCGAAAATTCTGGACAAAATTATCAAAATAAAAAAACAACCACAACTTCTGCAGGAATCAATACTGCATCCGACACAATTAACATTAAAAATCATGGATATCATACTGGAGAAATTATATCATACACAACAAATGGTTCCTCAATTGGCGGATTAAATCCAGGATCATATTATGTTACAAAAGTAAATGATGATAGTTTTAAGTTATCCATAATTTCTCCAGGAAATATTGGAATAAGCACTGGAAATAATGATTTTTATTTTAAAACTAAACAATATGTAAATTTAACATCAACTGGAAGTGGAACTCATATTTTTAACTATCCTCAAATTACAACAACTGTAGATGGAATAATTGGAGTCAGTACTTTTGCTGGACAAGATTTTACTGCAAAAATTCAACCAATTTTTAGAGGAAAAATTGATTCAGTATTCATCGAAAATGGAGGAAATTCTTTTGGATCTGAAGGAATATTAAATTACAATGTCCAACCAAGATTTACAATATTGGAAGGATCTGGGGCCCAAGTAACGCCAATAGTTTCAAATGGAAAAATTCAAAAAGTTGTTGTCAATAATTCGGGATCTGGGTATATTTCAGTTCCAGATTTAATAATCAATCAAACCGGTTATGGGTCTGGGTCTGGAGCTATTCTTGTTCCAGTAATTGTAAATGGATCTCTAACAGAAGTTCGTGTTATTAATGGTGGAGTTGGATACGGAAACGATATAACACTAACAGTTGTTGCTGGAGGAATAAATTCCAAATTTGAAGCATCAATTAAAACGTGGCAAGTTAATTTGGTTGAAAGAGAAATAATTGCAAATCAAATCACAAGTGATGATGGATTTTTATCTAAGTCTTTTTATGAAAATTTTGGTCTTGAATATAATCATGCTTATGCCCCAAGAAAACTAAGAAATTCTGTCGTTTCTCAAAATAATAACGAAGATTTAAAAATATTTAATGGAATTGAATTTGTTTCTACAGACCATTCTCCCATTATTGGGTGGTCATATGATGGACATCCAATATATGGTCCATATGGGTATTCAAACCCCACAGGAGGATCCATTAAGGCACTTAAGAGTGGATATACTTTATTATTAAATCCTAATAGACCAAGTATTGCATTATATCCTTCAGGATTTTTTGTCGAAGATTATGTATATGATTCAAATGGGGATCTTGATGAGCATAATGGAAGATTTTGCATTACGCCAGAATATCCAAATGGGGTTTATGCATATTTCTGCACCATAGATACTACATCCATTCAAAATCAGGGACCATTTAAAAATTACTTTAAACCAAGTTTTCCTTATGCTATAGGAAATTTTTATAAATCAAACCCCATTAATTTTAATTTCTTAAAAACTTCAAATCAAGATGAAATTAATATTAATGAAACTGGATGGATGAGAAATGTTACTCCATATAACTTAACAAAAACGAATAGTTTTTATAATTATCTTTCTCTTCCAAATAAAATTAAAGAAAGTGTTTCAACTATAAATTTAACATCCGCTGGTAGTGTAGATTCTATTGGTATTAAAACTGGAGGTCAAAATTATAAAGTTGGAGATAAACTAGTTTTTGATAATACTAATACCGGGGGGCAAGGATTATCTGCAGAAGTTTCTTTGGTTAAAGGTAAACCAATTTCTCAAATAAGCATAGCGAGTTCTTCAATTGATTATGTTGAATTTTCAACCAGTAATGCTGCGTTCAATTTTGTTGGATTTTCAAGTTCTCCTCATAACTTTGTCAATAATGATGTAATTACAGTAACAGGAAAATATGACTATAAAAAAACAAATCCAATCGTAGTAACCACAAATACTCTTGTAACGATATCAAGCATTGCATCGACTACAAATACTGGATTAGTAACTTACTTTTCAGTTACTGGAAACTTAAACTTCCCAAATATAAGGGAAAACGACGTATACCAAATTAATAATGAACAGGTAAAAATTCTTAATATAGATCCACAGTCTTCAAGAATTAGAGTTCTTAGAAATATTAACAACGTTTCCGGATCAACTTCATATTCATCTGGAATTGCTCTCACAGAATCGACTAGAAAGTTTCAAATTTCATTTGGAATTTCTACTTCATATAACCTAAAAGTAAACAAAGAGTTATACTTTGACCCCAAAGAATCTGTTGGTATAGGAACCATTGCAGGAGTTGGAATTAGTTCAGAACTATTCTTTAGTAATCCCGGTGTTGGTATAACTCAAATTGCAATTCCAACTAAAGCAATATATCTTCCTAACCACCAACTTGAAACCGGAACTAGATTGATTTATAATGCAAATGGCGGAACTTCAATTTCAATATCAACAAATGGTATAAATTCATATCAATTATCTGATAATTCTGTTGTATATGCAGCTAAAATATCTGATGATTTAGTTGGTATTGCTACCGTTAAAGTTGGTCTTGGATCAACTGGGGTTTTTGTTGGTCTTGGTACAATTTCTGGCGATACTTTATATTTCCATGCTTCTGGAATAGGAAATACCCATAGTTTTAAAACAGATTATGATAACATATTTGTTGGATCAGTAAATCAAAATATTGTAACAGTATCAACTGCTGCAACTCATGGACTAGTGAGTGGCAACAGTATTACTTTAAACGCAAAACCAGGAATTACAACAACTGCCTTTGTTAAGTATAATGATTTTAACAGGAGAATGATCATTAATCCTGTTTCATTTGTTGCTGGAAATGTCAATATTGCTGATAATACTATTGAGTTGCAAAATCATGGGTTTTACGTTGGACAAAAAGTAATTCACAACTCTACTTCTCCTTGTGGTGGTTTAACTAATGAATCCATATATTATGTTGTTCCTATTAGTGAAAATTTATTTAAACTTTCAAATTCGTACTATGATGCTACATTAAATATTCCTGTTGAAATTGTAAATATAACTTCACAATCATTTGGAACAATTTCTCCAATAAATCCACCAATTCAAGCAATTAGAGATACTACTCTAAAATTCGATTTATCAGATTCTTCATTAGCTTTTGTCAAATTTGGAAATCCATATCCGGCTTTTGAATTAAATTTTTATGAAGATGCGGAATTTAAAAATAAATTCAATACTTCACAAAACACTACTACCTTTGAAGTTTCAAAATTTGGAAGACCTGGAGTAGACGCCGATGCATATGTTAGTGTAAAAATAAATGATTTTATTCCAAATGTCTTATACTATAAGTTAGTACCAATTGATCTTGAAAATAATTCTTTGGTTAAATCTACCATAATTAACGATAATGAAACTTTAAATAATAGCAAAATTACAAAAGTTGATAGTGCTTATAGTGGGATATACTTAGTTACAGTTGGAATAGACACATCAAGTTTTACTTTCAATGCAATCAATAATCCCGAAAAACTTTCATATTTTCCATCTGAAGGGACTTTTGAATATTATACATCCTCACCATCGGCGTTTGGTGAAATACATCAGATTAACGTAACAACAAATGGTACAAATTATTTGTCTTATCCAAGAATATCTAATATTAATTCTGGATTGGGAACAAATGCAATTTTAGAAATAAACAGCCAATCGATTGGTATTACTCAAAAAACTAAATTAGATGATATTGGATTTGATTACTATTCTGATTTGTCAATAAGACCATTAGCAAATCTTGCACAAATCTTTAGGGTTTCAAATTCATCTTCAATTAAATCTATTGGAATAACTTCAGCAGGAAGAAATTATACAATTGCTCCAAATTTAATTCTTTTTGATGAATTTACAAAGAAACCAATCAAAGATGTTGAATTACGTTATAATCTAGGAGATTCTTTTGTTACAATTGTTAAAAATACAAAATCAATTAGCAATTCAATCGCATCAATTATACCAATCAATAATGTAAATGGTTCTGGCATTACAACTATTTCTTTTAACAATTCTACTAAAGAAGTAACGGTTGGTCTTGCAAAAAGTTTTAGTGATATATCTGATTTCCCATTTGTTCCCGGAGCAAAGTTTTTAGTTGAAAATGTAAATGTTGGAATTGGTTCGACGGGATACGGATATAATTCTAAAAATTACGATTATCAATTATTTACAGTAAAAGATTCAACACCAAACATTGGTGGAATTGGAGCTACAGTTGTTTATAGTTTAGAGGATTATTTGCCCTTCGGTAAAACTCCTGGAGTATGGCAAACTAATGATTCTTCATCGGCAAGGATCATTGCTCAGTCACATTTTCCAATTTTTGATATCAAATATGAAAAAAATAAGTACTTTAAGGATGAAGAAGTTATTCCAGATGGAAAAGTTGAAAGTTGGGATCCTATCAATAATATTTTAAGAATATCATCAAATAGAGTTTATGAAATTGGAGAAAAAATTAAGACATTCTCTGATGCCGAAACTACAATTGTTGAAATTATTAATAATGAGGCAATTTATGACGTAAAAGAATCTGAAGTTGTTAAAAAAACTTGGCAAAATAATGTTGGATTTTTAAATGAAAACTTACAAAAAATTACGGATAATGATTATTATCAATATTTTTCATATTCATTAAAATCAAATGTAACTTATGACAAGTGGGATGAAGTCACGGACAGCTTAATCCATACTGTTGGATTTAAGAAATTTGGTGACTTAGTTATTGAAAATTCTTCCAGTCAAATAGGAATATCAACAACACAAAATGATACTGATGTAACATTAACGGTTGATTTGCAAAATGAAATAGATTTAGATTGTTACTATGATTTTGATTTAGTTTCGGAAAGTAGTTTTGAAATTGATGATGAGTTTAAATCTGATAAAATATCATTCTCAAGTAGAATACTTTCTGATTATACAGAATCAATCGGCAATAGGGTTGTTATTCTTGATGATATCAGTGATTTGTTTAATAGCAATCCTAGACCCAATCCATTTACTGTGGTAGATAGATTTTTGTTGTCATCTACAAGATCCAAAAAATATTTTTATTCCATACTAGACACATTTTATAATACAGAACGACAAGTTGGATTAATTGGATTTATCCATGATAATGAAATTGGTTATTTGAATCATTATGGTGTTGTTTATACTTTAAATGATTTAGGAACATTTGATTTTAATATTTTTGGCACTGAAGGAAACCTAAGATTTTTCCCATACAAATTCAAAATTAATAACTATGATTTAAGTTTTGTTTCATTTGATATTGAAGACTCAATTTCATCAATTGGTTCTACAGCACTAGGAAGCTGTGTAAGTATTGCAGCTTCAACAGTAACATTAGGAGCAGGAACATCAACAGCAAGTACTATTGTTGGAATAGCATCAACATACAGAAGTTCTAAAGTTTTAGTTAAAATTGGAGCTGTAGATGATTCTTACTTTGAATTTAATGAACTTACTGTTATTCACGATGGTTCTCAAGTAAGTCTTTTGGAGTATTTTCCATTAGCAACAGATTCTCAACTTGTATTTGGATCTGTTGGTCTTGGAACATATATTCCTTCATTTTCTGGATCTGACATTAACATTGATTTTAAACCTAATTCGGAGTTAGGTGTTGGACATACAGTAACCACAATGAGAATTTCTGTTGGAGACACATCTTCAACTGGAATTGGCACAATTATTTTAAAAGACACTCAACTGGATTCTACAATCGTTTCAATATCTTCTTCATCTACACCAACTGCAAATGTAGTGTCTAGTTTCTCTAATAATGATTACGTTGGAGCTTATTATTTTGCAAGTGTAGAGGATACAACAAATAATCAATATGAAGTTTCGGAATTAGTATGTGTAACTGATGGAGTAACTCCAGGTTTGTCTGAATTTGCCGTTGTTAGCACCGGTTCTTCTTTAGGTAAGTTCACTGTCTCAGGAGCAGGTTCCAATACAAATTTAAATTATACACCAGATGCAAATATTGATGTTCAAGTAAGAATTTATAGACAAACAATCAGTCATGCTCACGATGCTTCCTTGATCGATGAATTAGATTTGGGCAATACTAATATCGTAAGTTCATTTGGATCTTATGAGGGAACTGAAAATGACATTAAGAAAAAATTTGATTTGACTCATAATGGATCATTGGTTTTTGAAAAAGTTTTTGATGGATCAAATTTGGGTATAGTTAGTACTAGTGATAATACAATCAGAATTCCATCAAATTATTTTGTAACAGGTGAGGAAGTTACATACACTTATCCAAATTCTACAATAAACACGGCAAATGCTATTGGCATTGCAACAACATCTATTGCTGGAATAGGAACAACAGATAAACTGCCAACTACAGTTTATATTGTGAAACTAAATGAATTGGATGTTAGAGTTTCTGCATCGGCTTCCGATGCGCTAAAATCAATTCCCATTGTGTTGGAACTTGAAAACGTTGGCATTGGAACTTTACATAAATTTATATCTAAAAATCAAAACTCAAAACTTCTCATAAGTGTTGATAATGAAATTTTATCTCCAGTTGTTGGAAATGGAGTCACTGAATCGTTAGTATCTTCCCTTGGATATTATGATAGCACAGTGAGTTTGTCCGGAATTACAAGCATAACAGCAGGTTCTTTAATAAAAATTAATGATGAAATTATGCTTATTAATTCATCATCTCTTCTTTCAAATTCAATTATGGTAAATAGGGGATGGGCTGGAACAGGAATATCATCACATACATCTGGATCTTTAGTAAGAAAATTAGTTGGCGATTATAACATAACTGATAGTGCCATTAATTTTATTACTCCACCATTTGGACAAATACCATTTACAAATCCAAATGATAGGGGCGATGAGAAAGATTATATTGGATTAGAAGTTTCATCATCATTCAATGGCAGAATGTTTATGAAATCGGGAAATCCTGATGGGTCTTTAGAACCTTATCATAACAATTATATTTTTGATGAAATTGTTGCTACAGAATTTGACAGTGTAGAAAATGACTTTACTCTTACGCAAGACTTAACAAATATTTCTGGATTCTCGACATCAAATGCAATTGTTTTAATCAATAACGTTTTTCAATTACCAGCAAGATCTGGAATTTTTGTCAATATAAATGGAAACTATAGTTTAAATGAATCTTTAGGAATTACAACAATTTCGTTTGTTGAAAATGGTGCAACTTTAAATGAAGATCCAAATTTATCATCTCTTCCTAGAGGTGGAATAATTGTTTCTGTTGGATCAACAGAAGGATTTGGATATCAACCTTTAGTATCCGCTGGAGGAACGGCTGTTATTTCTGGATTAGGAACTATTCAATCAATTAGTATTGGAAATAGTGGATCTGGATATCGTTCTGGAATACAAACTGTCGTAAATGTTGGCGTAGCTACAACAAGTTTAGGGACACCAAATATAGAATTTATTGGAACTGCTGCAATTAGTGGAGGGCATATTGTAAGTGTAGCAATTACAAATCCTGGAGTGGGATACACGTCAACAAATCCACCATTGGTTATTTTTGATGATCCACTATCATATAGCAATATTCCTTTGATTTATAGCTCAAGTTCTCCATCTGGAATCGGAACAAAAGCAACTGTCGATATTGTAGTTGGTCAAGGATCAAGTATTATATCATTTGAAATTAAAAATTATGGGTATTCATACAATAGAGGTGATATTTTAACAGTTGCCATTGGAGGAACTATTGGAATTCCAACGGATACTTCATTGACATTTGAAGAATTTAATCTTACAGTAAATGATACGTATTTTGATAGATTTTCTGGATGGTCAATTGGAGATTTACAAGTATTGGATCCTTTAGATTCTTTATTTGATGGAAATAAAAGGGTATTTCCATTAGAAATTGATAGTCAAAAATTTTCTATAAAAGCAAGATCAGGATCTTTAATTGATGTTAAAGCTAACTTACTTGTTTTTATAAATGATATATTACAAATTCCTGGTGAAGGATATATTTTTGATGGTGGAAGTTTAATTCAATTCCCCGAAGCACCCAAACCAGGAGATACTTCAAAAATCTTATTCTATAAAGGAAATGGAGATGTTGATACTCAAATCATTGATATTTTAGAGACGGTAAAGGAAGGCGATACTTTACAAATATACGAATCGTCATTTAAAGAATCTGAAGATGAAAGATTAGTTAAAGATATTCTTTCAGTTAATGAAGTACTTACAAATACTTATAATGGACCAGGACTTACAACAGATTCAACTTTAACTAGACCAGTAATCTGGTGTAAGCAAAGAAATGACATGTTCATCGATGAAACATATGTTTCAAAAGATAGAATTCATTATGAACCACTGATTTATCCAACTACAAATATTATTCAAAATGTTGGAACTTCAAGCACGGTTATTTGGGTACAAAATATAAAAACTTTCTTTGACAACAATTCTGAATATTATCCAAACGAATCGCCACAAAGAAAAATTACCATTTTATCCCAAGATACATTATCTGGAGCTGCGGCCACTGCTATTGTTTCAGCTGCAGGAACAATTCAATCAATTATAGTTAATGATGGTGGAGTTGGTTATACAACAAATCCAATAGTGGTAATTTCAAATCCAATTGGATTGGGAATAACCTACGCGGCAGAGGCAACATCTCTAATCAGTGGCAATACAGTTTCTTCAATTAGCATAACATCTCCTGGAAGTGGATATACAAATACAAATCCACCATCAGTTTTAATAGAAAATCCAAGACCAACTTATGAAACAATATCTAATGTAACTTATGATGGGGATTTTGGTGTTATAACAGGTATTGCCACAACTTCTATTGTTGGTGTTGCCACAACTGGACTTGTTTTTGATTTCTTTATACCTGAAGATTCATTCTTAAGAAATGCTGGAATTAATAGCGTAGGTGCGGCCGCGACAGGAATTAGTGGCATTCAAACTGGAGATTATTTTACGATAACAAATTCAAATGTTGGAAGTGGCGTAACATCACTCTCATCAAGCAATAGTGGTATTATTGGAATTGGCACATCCTTTATTGATAATGTTTATCGAGTTGCACAAGTTTCTATCGCACAAACAAGTGCTGCTGGAATTGCTTTAACTTATGTAACTAAGGTTGTTGTAAGTGTTGAAAGCACAGATGGTATAAGTGGATTTGGATTTAGTAGTTTCTATGGCGAATATAGTTGGGGCAAAATTTCTAATGGTACACGATTAAATCCAAAATCTTTTGTTGCATATACTGATGGTTCTGCTGGTATTTCTTCATCCCCAATTGTTCAAAGATATAACCCCCTTAAATATGAGAATTACTATACATAAATAGATAAAAAAACGACAAAATGTCTGCAATTATAACTGATCAATTAAGAATTTTAAATGCTAAAAGTTTTGTCTCGGCAGCAACTTCAAGCGTAAATTCGTATTATGTGTTTGTTGGTTTGCCAAATGCTACAGATTACAGTTCAACTTGGAATACTACTCCCTTAGCTCCTAAAGATAATTTTAGTGAAGAGAATGATTATTGGGACACAATGATTGCATTGAAAAAGATTCAACCACAAGACGTAAAAAGAGTAGTTAAAAAAAATACATGGTCATCCGGAACAACATATGACATGTATCGCCATGATATTAGTAGAACTAATAGATCAAAACCATCTCAGGCAACCAGTTTATATTCCGCAAATTATTATATTGTAAATCAATATTATAAGGTTTATATTTGTCTTCACAATGGAATTGGTCCAGATTATCCTGATGGAAGACCATCACTAGATGAACCAAATTTTACAGATTTGGAACCAAGATCTGCTGGTACAAGTGGTGATGGTTATATTTGGAAGTATCTTTATACAATTAATCCTGCGGATATTGTAAAATTTGATTCGGTCAATTTTATACCAGTCCCATCTGCCTGGGAGACAAGTATAGATGATTCTGCTATTAGAAATAATGCAACATCTAGTGGGCAATTAAAAATTATAACTATTACAAATAGAGGAGTTGCATTAGGAACAGGAAATCAAACATATACAAATGTTCCTATTAAAGGTGACGGACAAGGAGCAGAAGCTACTATCGTAATCAATAATGATTCAAAAGTAGAATCAATTACAGTATCTAATGGTGGATCTGGATACACTTATGGGACTGTTGATTTACTTGCAGGGGGAGTTCCGACGGGAACCACTGCACCAACTTTCGATGTAATTATTCCACCAAAAGGAGGTCATGGTGCAAATATATACAGAGAACTTGGTGCATCTAACGTTTTAATTTATTCTAGAATTGAAAATGATGATTTAAATCCAGATTTTATTACCGGAAATCAAATTGCACGAGTTGGAATTGTAGAAAATCCCCAAGTTTATAATTCATCTTCTTTATTACAAGAACCAAAGGCAAGCGCAGTATATGCATTAAAACTTGTTGGTTCTGGGTATAGTACAGCAACTTTTACTGCAGATAGTCGAGTTACTCAAACAATAAGCACTGGAACTACTGCTGTTGGAAGAGTAATATCATATGATCAAACAACAGGTATTTTAAAATACTGGCAAGACAAAAGTTTAGTTGGATTTAACACCAATGGGTCACAAAATTCATCTCCAACATACGGATTTAATTTAAACAGATTTACATCAAGTCCTGGAACTGGAGGAAACTTAAGTATTATTGGAGGAAGTGTAACTTTATCAATAGATTCTACATATACAGGTATTAGTACAGTACTAAATAGTAGGACATATTATTTTGGACAATCCGTGACTAATGGCGTTGGAAATCCAGAAGTTCAAAAGTACTCTGGAAATATCATTTACGTCGATAACAGATCTTCAATTACGAGATCAGCAAATCAAAAAGAAGATATCAAAGTAATTTTGCAATTCTAAACAATCATGCCTCAACAAACTAACTTCAACGTTTCTCCATATTTTGATGATTTTGACGAGAACAAGAGTTATCACAAGGTTTTGTTTAAACCTGGTACTCCTTTGCAAGCCAGAGAATTAACTACATTACAGTCAATTCTTCAAAATCAAATTGAGAAATTTGGAAGTCATGTTTTTAAAGAGGGATCTCCAGTATTAGATGGGCAACTTGGAAATGATATTGTTTTTCCGGCAATTCAAGTAGAATCCCAATATAATGGATTGCCAATTTCTTTATATTTTGACAATTTAATCGATAAAAAAATTAAAGGACAAACTAGCGGTGTTGTTGCAATTGTTAGGTATACATTATCAAATATACAATCAGAAAGAGGTGTTCATACATTATACCTACAATACATTTCAAATGGTGTAGGTGATTTTAATTCTCAAAATTTTTTTGATGGAGAAACTTTACTTGCAGAAGAAACAATAACATATGGTAATGGATTTACAATTCCTCAAGGACAAGGAATTTGTAATGCCATTGCAACCAATGCATCTACTGCAGGTTCATCAATATCTATTAAAGAAGGAATTTTCTTTGTTAGAGGCATCTTTGCAAAAGCACAAGAACAAAGAATTATTTTAGATCAATATGGAATTACTCCAACTTTTAAAGTTGGATTTACTGTTATTGAAAGAATTGTTACTGCAGATGAAGACGAATCTTTATATGATAACGCTCAAGGATTTTCAAATTATGCAGCTCCAGGATCTGATAGATTTCAACTAGAGTTAAAGTTAGATAAAAGATCTATAAATGAATCCAATCTCGAAAACTTTATTACATTATATTCTATTTTTGATGGTATTCCACAATTTAAGGTAACAAAAACTCAATACAATGTTATTCGTGACGAACTAGCAAGAAGAACTTCAGATCAATCTGGAGATTTTTACGTAAAACCATTCGCAATTATTGCTAGAGATACTTTAAATGATAGATTGGTCAATACTACGGGTATTTACTATGATAATCAGATAACAGTTGATGGAAATACTCCATCAGATGATTTAATGACGTTTGAAATAAGTTCTGGAAAAGCATACGTCGATGGATATGAAATAGAATCTGTAAATCAGCAATATTTGGATGTAGAAAAACCAAGAACTACTCAAACTCTAGAAAATCAATCAATTTCATTTAATGCAGGAACTCAGTTTTTAATTAATAATATTCATGGTATTCCATCTGTTGGAGTTGGAACTACTGCATTTGTAAGTTTGATGGATTCAAGATTGGGTTCTGATAAAGGTGTTGCAGCAGGAACAACTATTGGATATGCAAGAATTTATGATTTTATACCTTCAACCGGTTATGTTGATGATTCTAGTCAGTTAAATTTGAGATTATTTGACATACAAACTTTTACAAAGCTTACTTTAACAAATAATATTACGCAATCAACTCCAGCCTATATTCAAGGTAAAAAAAGTGGAGCAGCTGCATATTTAAAGGACGGTGTAACTGGAATACAAACATTAACTTTGTATAATGTTTATGGTCAGTTTATACCGAATGAACCCATTATTATTAATGGAATTGATAATGGTAGATTGATCAAATCAATTGTCGATTATGACATTTCAAATGTAAAATCAATTCATTCAACAAAAGTCGGTGTTTCGACTTTTAATGCAGACATGATTTTGGGCAATCAAATTAATATTGCTCCTTCTGGAACAACTTTTAAAATTACAGCAGAATCAGCCGGTGTTAGTACAGTTTCTGCTGGATTGGGAACTAATTTTGTAAATGTCATTTCTAATGGTGATATTATTAGATATGGAAATCCGGATCAAGGGCAACTTGCAATTTACAATAAAGTATCAAACGTAAGTACTGGTGGAACGAATTTTACACTGTCTGCAGTTCCAAGTGTAACAAACGTTTGTGTTGGATCATTACCCACTTCCGAAATTTTAGTTACAGATTTAAAACTCATCAGAGGATCAATCGGATCTCCAGATTCTGCATTAATTACAGAACTTAGTAGAAACAACGTCAAAACATTTAATATATCAAATACTTCTATTTCTCAAAGAAGAATTTTTCAAAATCAATCTTTTGCAGCAAATTCTATCACTCTTACAGTAACTGAAGATGATATTATTTTTGAAGCATTTGATGAGGATAGATTTATAATTTCATATTCGGATGGTTTAATTGAACCATTAAATCCATCACAATATAGTTTAGATGTTACTGGAAAAATTTTAACGTTTAATGGATTATTAAAGACTAGTGGAACAGCTGATGTAATTGTAACTGTCAAGAATACAAAACCAAATTCTAAAATTAAAAACTTTAATAGTGTTGGTTCTTTAATTGTAAATCGTTCAAAATATGCATCATCAGGGATTGGAACTACAACATTAAATGATGGTTTAACTTATAGTCAAATTTACGGACTTAGAGTTCAGGACGAAGAAATTTCTCTCAATGTTCCAGATGTTGTTAGAGTTGTTGGCGTTTTTGAATCGAAAACAACTGATGATCCACAATTGCCAAAAATAAAATTAAGTGGATTTACTGGGCCAACAATTAATAATCAGGATTTTATAGTAGGAGAACATATTCTTGGTTCAACATCAGGAGCCATAGCTCTTGTTGTTAATAGAGTTGATACTGATAGTTTAGAATACGTATATTTAAATTCATCAACTTTTGCAGTTGGAGAAACTATTACTGGTAAAGAATCTGGAACAAATGCAACTATTTTATTAATTACGATATCTGATCAAAATGTATCCAATAAATTTGGTTTTGACGATGGACAAAGAGATTCTTTCTACGATTATTCTAGACTTGTAAGAAATCAAAACGCAGAAGAACCAAAAGGAAAGTTGAAAATTGTCTATCAATATTATACAATAGATGCGCTTGATACTGGAGAATTTACAACTGCAACAAGTTATTCTGAAAACAACTTCAAATACAATATTCCAGAATATGATAATACAAGGCTAACAGATTTTATTGATATACGACCAAGAGTTCCCGTATATACACTATCCCCATATTCTCCATTTGAATTTGCTTCTAGAAACTTCACATCTCCTGGACAATATTCACAGTATACATTAGCTCCTGGAGAAAATATTATCGCATCATTCTCATATTATTTGCCAAGAGTTGATAGAATTATTTT